ATTATTGCGTTACGCAATATGTCTTTTTTAGTTTGTTCCATTAGTATGTTTCTTCATTGTTTTTTTCAGTCATATACTCAGTTACACTGTGTATGTAGTCTGAAGCTAATGTAATGTAAGCAGATATCCAACCTGGAAGTTCAGTTCCTGGTTGTATCATTTTGTATGCTTTAGCTCCATTCATAAGCATGTCTCTTAATTCACCTTTAGCCATTGTAGCTTCATGATCAGATGATGGTTGACCTAAAACATCTCCACCTTCATTAGTCATAGCTTTACTAATTGCTTTACGACGTTTACTAAGGTATTTGTCTGTCTTATCTACTTTTCCATCATTGTTGATGTCAGAATCTTCTTGTCCTACAGGATCCATTGATTCTAATATTTTGGATAGTTTAATCATTACGATAATAAATTATGATATTCTTTAAAATGTTTAATACGATCAGCTAAACCAATAGTTCCTCCATTTACACGCTTAGTAATTGAAGTAACTACAGCATCAGTAGCACCACCATCAGCCATTATATGCAATTTGTTCTTATTAAAAAACCAAGCTGCTGATAATAAAGCATATTTGTCTGCTACTATTTGAGGATTTGAAGCTATATCTTCATTGATTGATTTGCCAAATGCTGTGTAATTATCTTTACCAGTTAATTGAATATAGCCACGACCACAATACTTAGCTCCGTCACCAGAAGATTCAGGACCGTTACCCATTCTACCACCGTAGACCAAGTTAGCAATTTTTTCAGGTTTTCTTTCATATTCTTTAGCTTTAGCTTCCGTTGGGAAGTATTTTTTAAATATACCTTGTAAACCTTTAGCTGAATAGTTTAAATTCTCTTTTGTTAATCTAAATCCACCACTTTCATGTCCACATTGAGCTAAAAAATGAGCTAAACGTAATGGGGTATTGATTTGGAACTTTTCCATTACTCCTGGAATTTGTTCAATTACTTTGTCAGGTACGTGTCCTTTTAATTTTTGTAAGTTCATACTATTTTATATAAATGGTTTAATTTTTATCCATAACCACCATAGCATGGTAGTTACCATTTGGTAATTGAAATACAGCTTCATCTACTATACTACTACCAAATGTAGCTTTGCTTGTTTTCATCTTTTTTAAAATTTGAACTCTAGCATTCATATTAGCGGCCATTCTAGCTGATGATTCTGTTTGGCCAATAGCTTCACCAAATGATTTAAATGTTGTTGAATCATTATTATACTTACTCCATTCTTCTCTAGTTTTATCAAGATCTCTACTTTTACTTGGTTTGCCTGGTATTGTTATATTTTGTGGTTCGTCTTGTTTCTTTTGTAATTTGCTTTGAACAAAAGATACACCTTGCTTAACCTTATCTTTTAGTCCTTGAAAATTTTGCGCTTGTCCTGTTTTAGGAGTACCTAATGACATTAAAGTAATTCCGGCTCCAGCTAATGCTTGTTTCCAATTCACTTCTGTTATATTTTCTTGTATTTTTAATGATTTATCATCATTGTAATTCTTAGCTAGGAAAGTGTCTATAGTTGATTTCTTATAACCCAATAATTCACCCATACGTTTAGTATCATCATATGATGCTTTAATAGAAGCATATCCACCATATCTATTAATTATATTAGTAAATTCTTTAGCATCAGCTTCAGCTCCGGGTACATACACTACATATACTTCAGCTCCTGGTCTTTGGTCTATACCTATTTTTTTAAGTCCATTATCATTAATCAATTTAATAGTTTCAGCGGCATCAGATTGTCCTCTTAAAGCAATCATAGCTACTTTTCTTTTACCATCAACTAATGTTTGAACAGAGCCAACATTGCTGTACGCCTCAGATGGATCAATATTTTCTTTCATTTTATTTAAACGTTGTGTTTTTGCTTTAGATGCTTCTCTACGTTTTTCAATATAGTCTAAAGCACGTTTTAAACGAGATTTTACATCAGGATCTTTAGCTTTACTATATGCTGCTCTTACACGTTGATGAATTACATTAATAATTTGTGATTTACGAGCATGTGGTTTAGACTTAAATGATGATTTTGATAAAGTATCTTTTATATCTTGAGTTGTTTTAAATTTAATACTTACAGTATCTTTTGGATTTTCATCAGTATATAAACGACGGCCTGATCCTTTAGGTTTTTTTCCTGTACCTACTTTAGGATCTGTTTCATTTAATATATCTAATAACTCGTTCATATTACCATTTTCTACAAGACCAATATCTAGCTTTAGTACGTGGTCCTGGGTTTTTACAATTATGTCTAGCTCTAAATGCAGCACGACGTTTAGGATTATTTTTCTTTATATTCATTCCTTTAGCGCCGAAATTAACTTTAACTACTTTGCCAGCAGGATTTTTAACATATACTTTAAACTTCTTAACATCACCTTGCATTGGTTTACCTAACGCTACTTTACGACCACGGTATTCAGCTTCTGTTATATCAGACTCATCTAATTGTTTAACATATTCTCTTATGAATTGAACAAACTCTTTAATATCATCTGCGTTTTCAACATCATATTCATCTATTTCATTAATATTTGATTCTGGTGTTTTCATAGTTTTTATTTATTAAATTTAACTTTTGCTTTTTTAGTGTTAGGTACAAATTGTTTTCCTTGTTTAGACCCAGCTATTTTTTTACGAGTAGTAGCGGCACGCTCAGCTTTAGTTAAACTTTGAGCTTTAGCTTTAGGTAAACAACGTTGTGTTGGTTTACCTTTAGGCATTGAACCACAATCACCAGCTATATTTCCTTGAGTATCAATTCTAACCCACTTTTCTTTATCAAACCAATTCTTTAATGACTCATTCTCAATTTCTTCCTTCCAAGTTTTTTGTTTTTTACCTTTAAACTTAATACTACCCTTACATACTTTAACAGCACGACCAGATAGATAAGCAGATGATTTCTCACCAGCGGCTTTACGAGCTGCAAGATATGCTTTACCACGAGGGCAAAGTTTACTCTCAACAATCTCAATAGCTAATGATTCAACAATTCTTTTTATGTCCATGTTACTTATTAGTTGGATGCCACCAATTGCAGCAATATTCATCAGCGGGATATGGAACTTCAGCTTTATCATCATTCCATTGTAGCCAATATTTGTTATTACATTTGTTACCTTTTGCTACCCAATATTCACAGTTAGCACACATAGAACCACCTTTAGTCACCCTCATACCAGGCTGATGGTCAGCTGGGTATTCAATTGGTCCTTCTAGTAGTAGAGCGTCTATTAGTTTCATTATTTCTTTTTGTCTTTAGCAGATAAATAAGCGGCTACAGCCATTTTTTGTCTTTTCTCTTTAGACTTACCTCTAAATTGAGGTGCTTTAGATTTTTCAAAATCAGAAATGTACTCACCTGCGCCCATTGAGGGTTTAAGTTTTTCTTGAATGATTTCTTTTACTAAAGCGCGTAATTTACTATTTGTCATTTTTGCGTTTTTTATCTTTGATTCTGTAATACATTTGTACACATAGCCATCCTATAGAAGCAATGTAAAATAATCCTGTTAGGATAGGATTAAACATTTGAAAGAATGTATTTAGCGCCGCTAGGCATGTTGTTACTAATCCAGCTGTATTTGCTTCAGGTGTGTTCACTGCATTTAATAATTTAAGTAGTGTCATTTGGTTAACTTTATTTTTTTATCCAATGATATGTGTCAGCCATTGTCACTAATTTATATCCATCAGGTAAATTCTTTTCCATATATGTTTTATATACACGAGCACGTTTTTGTTCTGTGGGTCTAGCTATAAAATCATCTGGTTGGTGTTTTTTGACAAAGTCTAATCCTATTTCAAATACTGTAGACAACACACGTAATGCTACATTCTCTTGAGTATCTCTTCCCATTTCCTCAACAGTATTAAATAATAATTCATATGTGTTATTACCATTCCAAGTGATACCAACTGTGTATTTGTTTTCAGGAGTACGAAATGAATAGAAGTAGTTACCATCATCATCAACAAAATCATATTTCCATTTATATGGGTTTTGGATTTCACCAACTTCAGTTAGTACTTCTTGTAATATGTTAGTTAACTTAATCACTAATACGGTTTTGTCATTTGAACGTTACCAATAGGAGTAAAGTTTCTTACTCCTTCAATTCGTTTAATATCGTTAACTATAGCTTTAAGTGTTTGACTTGAGAATCCTTTATACGGATGTGGATCAACTTTTAAATTAAGTTCTGTCTTATAGAATTTAGTACCTGTAACATCTCCTGATGTAGGCAATTCCTTAGATGTCGCTACTGTAATACCAGCAATAGAGCGTATATCAGATAATATTTCTGTTTGTCCACGGTTTTCAGTATCAGTAATTAAAATACCTCTAAACTTGTAAACGTTTGGATTTTCCGCTTCGGATAGTAACTCCGCTAATATGGTAGATAATTTAACCATTAGTGTAGGTAGATTAACTTATATTTAGTGGATTCAATTAAAGCTATAAGCTCATCAATTTGGTTCTGGATATATGAGTCTTGTGGAAGCAATGGTCTGTTTTTCTCAACATACATGCAAAGTGCTTCAAAGTATTTAACTACTACATTTTCATCATATTCTAACACATCAGCCATGCCTTTGTATCCCTTTAATACACCGTAACGGCCTTGATATGATTCTATTAAACTATCAACTAAATCAATGATACTATCATAGTATTTGTTTAGTGCTTTATGAGCAGCGAATGAATTAGTTTGTAAATGAAAAGTGTGCGCTTGAGTACGAGAATGAAATAATGTTGAAACAAAGTTCGCCATTACTTCAGTAGGTGCGCCCTGAGGAGCCGTTGAGATATTAATATCCATATTTGTGAAATTTCGTATATAAATATAAATATGGAATAATGGAATATGTTATATCTGTGTATCCCTGAATTTCTTGATGTTTTCTTTTAGTTGCTTCACAATTTCATGTCGGTTTTCACCACCACTCCACTGTTCAATGTCACCTGCTTCAGTAATAAACGCATCATCACGTTGATTAGCCCAATCATCTAGCATGGCTAGCATATCATCCATCTCAGCATTTTTGTTAAGATTAAGTAATCTACTCTCATATTCCTTGTATTTACCCTCAAGTTTCAGTTTAGATTCCATTCTAATCACACAATCTAGACACATTCCATGGATAAAATACATTTTACGTATAGTGTCACTATTTTTCATGGGTTTACTACAGTTAGGACATAGTAATGGTACTACTGATAGTTTTTTAATAGCGTCAAACTTAGTTACAGTTTGTTTGATACCGTTTTTAATAGTCCATTTTCTACCATCTTCTTCCCATACTTCACCTTCACTATGTTCTACTATTTGCTTAGTATAACCAGATTGGATGCCAGTGGCATCACCAAATTTCTTAGTAAGTAAGTTTCTAGCACGGTTTACATCACGTTGACTAAATTCTTTCTTTAATGTATTATCATTTACACTCATAACCCTAATTCTTTAAGTTGTTTAATAGTATCTGCTGTTGATGTGTGGTGAATGCCAACGCCACCTTTAGCGTTCCATTCCTCAATAGTATTAGCCATGTCATCTATTAATATTTTATTTTCACCAGAAAAATTTTGTTTTTCATGTCTTGGATATAGTAACAATGACTTATAGTCAGGTTTTAAATTCATTCTCACCCAAGCGTCTTTACCTATTCTAGAGCTATTACTTCGTGATGGAGATGATAGAATGTGTGGTTTATAATCTTTAATATAATCCCATAATAATTTTCCATCATTCATCCAATTTAAAGTAGCCCACCATCTTGGTCCTTCTCTATCAACAGGTATCCAAAATTGAGGAGTACTTGGTTGGTATTTTGATATGTTTAAGCCTGTTAACTTAAAATATCCACCAGCGAAATCAACTAATACTCCATCTAAATCGCAATAAATTGTATAACTCATTTTTTAACCATTTTTATTATATCGGGTCTGAAATAGAAATGATAGTCGTTAGGTGAAAAATTATTGTCTATAAATAACTTATACAACTTATGTCGACGCCCATCTCTGGGTTTGAAGGTAAGTGCTTTATATGGATAAGCCGCAATAAAGTGCTGAACTATTTCTAGTATAGTAGCCATAACTTTAAATTGAACACCTTCGTTAGTTGAGTCTTCAAGTTTATCAACAGTTTTGAATACTACATTGTAGTCATCATTACCTTGATTTTCAAATTCAACTATATACTTGTTACCTGGGGTATTAAAAGTATAATTGTTAGGTGCTATTTCAATCCAATCATAACCATGAAACTTTTTACCAACCATATTATAACTTAGCTTTAGCCAATTTAGTGTAATATTTTGGGTCTTCCCACAAATGATCCATAGCAATTTTAGCTGCTGTTCGTTTGTCAGTTGTATGTTCCATCTCTACCTTAATACCTTTAGCTAATTCTTTTTTAAGTAATGGTACTATGTTTCCAACATCATAATAACCTTTTGGATCATGATGTCTAGCAATATCTTCTAATGACTTACCTTTAGCTAAACGACCAACACCTTCATATATTTCTTCATGTTGTTCACCATACTTTCTTAATAACACACCAGCCATAGCGTTAGCTTCATTTTCTTCAGGTGAACCTGTTAAGCCTGAATCAGGATTAAGTTGGTTGTCTTCATCTTGTTTACGGTGTACTAATTCATGAGCGATAGTTCTTAAAATATCCGCTGTTAATCTATTATTAGTGATAACTAATAGTTTATTACTAGATGGATTATAACCACCTAATGAACGCATATCCTTAGCCATACTTGAATCATCAAGTAATTCTATTTGAGGTAGTACTTTTAATCCTAATTCTAACCTAGCAAAGTCAATAAATTTATGTATTGCTTGTTCTTTTTCCTCATTTTCATTTAACATTCTCTTCCACCAACTAACATCAAATATATTTTCTTGTAATTCATCTACAGAAATATAATCAATACCTAATACACGCATTATATCATCAAAAAATCCTTTTTGCATAACAGCATCAGGAAAGCAACTCTTAAATTCTTCTAATGTGTTAAGATATCCATTTCTAGCTTTACTAAAGTCAGTTGTATCTCTTTGTGTTGAACGAACAGCAGCAGAATATTGATTAAGTCTAACTATAACTTCTCTAACGTATGTACTTGAGATAGGAGCACCATTAACTAAAAATTTCTCTTGAACATATAACGGCATTACTCTAGTACCAAATGCTTTAGTAAGTGCTTGAATATAACTCGCATCATCAGCCTCACCAACACCTAATGCAACATATGCTTTTAAATTCAAATCACCATCAAATGCTTGGAATATGTCTTGTATTGGTGTTTTGTTATTTGATAGCCTAATTTCTATTTTTGGGTTTGGGTTAGCTTTTAAGAATATATCCCAAATAGCCATACTTTCCTCAGGTGTAATATTGTCATTAGTTTTATTACTAATAATAACAATAATTTTGATTGTGTATGCTCTAGCCGCCAATTCCATAACAGATGCATAGTGTCCCTTATGTGGTGGTTTGAAGTTACCAGGATAGAATACTATTCCTGCTGGGTTAGCAAGATTATTAGATTCTTCCTCTTTTAATAATGAAGACAATGATGTATAGTTAAGTGGCATATTGTTATTTTTAGCTGACTATAAATATTTACTCAGCTAATTTAACAGTTGTAGGTAACGTTTCAGTAGCGGGTTTAGCGTCAGGATTTTCAAGTCTATATATCTCGTATATATTTTGGAATATCTTGAAATTAGTATCGATGTCACTAATATGTTTTAATTCCCAACCTTTACCTTGAACTTTCTCGCCTTTTTTGTCTTCTCCACGTGTATTTGCTTTTAACCACAAAATACCTGTTTCTTCAATTTTCTCATTATGTGTTTCATTCCACGCTTTAGCGTATGCAGCTAACTGTAAATCATATGAAGTATGTAGTGAATTTGACGTTTTAACATCCATTAACCACAATTTATCACGGAATTTAACAATTAAGTCAGCAGTTCCAGCGTATTTGTGTTCATCTGAGAATAAATGGTACTCAGCAGCCACTAATTCTGGTTTAAATCTATTCCAAAAGTCAGCGAATTTAAGTATCATCTTCCATACATCTAATGAATACTTAGCATTACCATACTCATCAATCCATGAAATTTCCTCACCATTAATGAATGATTCAACTGCGTTGTGTACTTGAGTACCTTCAGCAGCGGCTTTTTGAGCAATAATATCACTATTATGCCCTACATCCTTTAACCATGAATGAAAAAATTGATTTTTAGGAAAGTAATTCAATATACTAGATACTGATGGGTAGTAGGCTTCATTTCGTCTATAGAAACGTTGGTCTAATACATTTATTTGTTTGTTGTCTTCACTGTACTCAACAATCCTTTTAATCTTAGGATCCTTGATGATGTTTACATTTTTATCTATCATGATAGTTCTATTTTTTTATATATTAATTCACTTAATGTTAGTTGTTCTGCTTTATGGACTAATGAGGTAAATTTCTCAAAACCCATTTCAGATGGATCCTTATCATCTAAATCCACCAGATAAACGTCTTTACCTAAGTTAAGTAGTTCCTCAGCGTATTTCAAAGCATCCTTAAGAGCATCCTTATCTAACGCTATATAAACTGTTTTAACGTTAGTTTCTACTAGTTTCATCATCAATGCCTTAGGAATTGTTTTACCAAATAATGGTATTACATTACGTTTAATAGCAATAGCATCAAATATACCTTCACATAGTATAACTGGTATATCCCAATTAATAAAATATTCTAGTCCAATAATAGCGTTTTTATTACACTTAGGACTATCATACTTGCGTGATGGATCTTTTTCAAATGAACGAGCAATAAAATAATTAATAGATCCATCTTTATTATACGATGGTACTACAATCATATTTTTGTAACGTCCTTCCTCACAAAAACCAATATTATATTTGAGAATATCTTCTTTAGTAATACCTCGTTTCTTAAGATATGCTAACGCGTGTTTAGCTGAAATATCTGTACGTTGTATGCTGAGTAATGGTTTGTATTCTTTAGGTAGATCTATTTTAGTAATGTCTGCTTCTTCCTCATCCTTCTTATCAGCATAGTTAAGTATTGATCTTAACTCAAGTATTTTGTCTTGAGGTACTTTAAGTTTCTTGAATAGACCAAGTAATGTTTTGCCTTTAGCATTGCAAACCCAACAATGCCAAAAGTTTTCACCTTTGGAGTTAGGTACTAGATTAACCTCTAGTTTTGGCTTATGATGTTGACAGAATGGACAATGGTACGCGTAGTTGTTACCACTTGTTTCTTTTCCCTTACCCAACACACTATTTACTGTACTTACTAATGCGGCATTTAGCATGTATAGAAGTTAACGTCTTATTCCTGCGGGGCCAAATCTTTACGGAAGAACTTGCCTAAAATGTTATCATTATAGCAATTCTCGGTATGTAATACTCCATATACAATTTGATGATATATCTCATAGTATGTTTGTTGTTTTTTGGTTTCGCAGAATTGTAATATAACACGTTCAAATTGATCCTCACCTAACGCTTTAACATCCGCGAGTAGTTCCTTAGAACTACCCCAATATGTTTTCCATCCACTATCTACCTGTTCAGTTTTAGTAGTTGACTTACGTCCTGGTCCTGATTGTTCAGATAATTCTTTTTTGGTGAGTTTTTTCTTCTTGTTGTGGAAGAATGCTTTTTTACCTATATAAAACTTATTATTTATTTTATTTCGGATAAGATAGATAAAACCATAATATTGTGGTTCTAACACTTCAGGCCACTCAGCGAGTGTACCATCATCTAGATAATGTAACCATTTATTCATAAACTTAAATTATTGGTATAACCCACGCTTTGGTAGGCAAACCATGAACTGCTAATGCTGTTAGTCGAGTGTTACCACCCAATAACTCATAATCATTTTTTATTTTTAAAACTATAGGCAACTCAACTACTCCTTTGTTTAAAGCATCCATTGCGCGTTTTACTTTTTCAGGGTCTAAATCTTCTAAATCACCATCACACATGTCAGTGTTTTGGATATTCATTGAACATTTTATATTTTGGGTTTCACCTACTCTAGCTGTAGCTAACCAAGTTTCTTTATTAGGAAATAATTCAGGATAACGTTTAGCTTCACTCCATTCCGCTTTGAAGTTAGGTTGGATAAATGTGATATCTTCTTTTATCTCTTTCAATATATCTGCTAATTTAATCATTATGTATCAAATTTAACAACAAATGTCATATCAGTATTAGACGGTATAGGAATTGGAGTACTAAACTTAGCTACAGCGAGTAACTCATTAGTATCATTATACAATCCAATAGATGTTGCGTATGGGTGGAAATAAGATTGAGTAGCAAATGAATACATTGAACCACTACCATCTGATAAAATTGATGGGTTTAATGACATATTAAAGTCATTCTCATTAATATGGCAACGTACTTCGTTGTTATAGATGGTATTATCACCCTTAAATGCCAAATTAAATGAACTAGTAAAGATATTTTGATATAATTGGTTAGTTATTATGGCTAAACCGTGAGAATATGCGATATTACCGACTAAAACATTAGAGTCATACAAGTTGCCGTCCCCATCATCAACGACGTTATACGCGCTACTACTAACAGTAAATGACGCAGGTACTATATTATTTCCAAATATATTGTGTGGTATTGATAAAATTTGGATAGTTTCATTAGATCCTGTGGGGAAGTATTTTTTTACTTCATTTCCTGTACCATATCCCGCAGTTGACG